GACATGTCGCCCGCCCGAAACCGCGCGATTGTCTGCTGATCCATGCCCATTTGCTGCATTGCTGGCGCAATAGTGGCATCGAAGGCATGCAAGCGCTGTTCTGCCGGAACCAGGCGCACACCCTTTGCCATGTCGCGCATTTGCCCCATGACTGCGGCTTGCACCTCACGCTGATGCGTTTCTTTACGCATCCGATGATCGGCGGAGTTTGCGCTGTAATTTTGCATTTCGCGCGCGCCGTCGAAGTCACCCGACTGCATAAGAAGGCCTGCCGCCTTGTCAGGGTCAGTCCCGTACTGCGCAAGAATGCCGTCACGCGCCTTTTGCATATCATGCGTGCGGCGCATCTCATGGCCCTGCTGATAGGCTTCAAGCAGGTTTGGAACTTGTATTTCGGTCATTACATAGCTCCCGGCGCGTAGCGGCTGAGGACACCGCCAGCAGAATAACCCGAGCCACCCCCGCCAGACATTCCACCCATTTTGCCCATCCCGCCAGAACCGCCGCTCATGTAACCATAGGCACCAAGGCCATTGGATATGGCACCGTTTATCGCATTGGCCTGATTGGCGTAGCTGCTGGACAGGCCTGCCGCCTTGTTCTGCTGGATGTTCGTTATGGCGTTGGCGTAGTTCTGGCCTGACTGCGCATTCTGAGAATTGGCCTGCGTTCCATAGCCTGCCAGTGTGGCAAGCTTGGAGAAATAGCTGTCATAGGCCTGTCCGGCGTAGTCCTGCCCATATTTGAGCAAGGCCTTTTGCGTAGCCCCAGAATTTCGAGAACCCGTTGCTGCAGCATTGGCTAGGATCGACTTGTTGCCCTGATCCAGGCGGAACTGATAATCAGGAGACTTTGTGAACTCGCTGTAATCAGAACTAGCCGACGTTCCGTTGATGTCCTTGGTGGAGATGCCATACAGCTTTGACATCTTGTCGAGCGCCTGAACGCCAGCGATACGCCAGGGCTCTTGATCGGCCCGTTGCTGCTGATAGATGCGCTCTTGAGTATCCGACGAGGTCTGCGCGGCCTGCTTTGTGGCCTTGGCCTGCTTGTTGGCCGCACTCGTGGAGACGCCGGCTGTAACGACCGTAGCGCCGATAACGGCTGCTGCAACCATCTTAACCTCCCAGCCAAGCGCTATAATAGCGCTCTACTTCTTGGTAACCCAACTTCTCAAAGAGCCACGACGCGTCCTTGTGGCACTTGGAGCCAACAAACATCCGCTGTACCCCACGACGCTTGGCTTCCCTCTCAACGGCCTTGAACAGGGTAAAGCCGCCCCCGCTACCCCGATGATCCGGGTGGACATAGAAAATATCCATGGTGAGCGTCAGGCAGGTCCGGTAGTGCATTCCCGGCGCGACAAACCCGATGAAGTAGCCGACAAGCGCGCCTGCGTCCCGAAGCGTCACGACAAGCGTTTGGCCCATGGCTTCACGCTGCAGATAGAGGTCGTACTGTGGATCCAGCGGGACCTTATCCTTGTTCAGCGCCAACTCTTCGTAGTGAAGGGGAAGGACGGGCTGCAATTCAGGCAGCACGTCACTGAGGGCCTCAACCTGTGGCGTAATCATCCGTTTTTGATATCCACGACAAGGGCCAAGCGATCGTCAGCCGAATTGTTGATGACGCTGTGCGTCTGGGTGTTATCGAACTGCCAAACCTCGCCGGACCGCATATTCACGGTCTCGTCGCCCGCGTGAAACAGACATCCCGGCAGGCTCTGAAGCGCGATTTGGTAGCGCGTGAAGTACGTGGCGGGTGCGCCGCCGTCCTCGTGGGGCGTGATCTGCTTGCCTGGCGCCAAACGGGTGATCAGGACGCGGCCAAGCCGAACGCCTTCCACCCTGCGCATGAGATCGAATATGATCGGCCTGACTTGCGGCAGAACGTGCCACGCCTCGTAGGGCACAACCTCTTTGTCATTGGCGACACCCTCAACCGAGGACACGTCATTGAACCAGAGCCAGATGTCATCGACCTGGGCGTGCGCCGTGCCCGGGTGCTGTGTCCGCAGGGGGTTCTGGTTCCAAAGGTACGGATTGCGAGCGAGCGCATCGAGCAATGGCACGAAGTCCACACCCTCTGCGATCTTCTGGAAGTGCCTCATTGAGCGGTGCGGCTGTAGCTGATCGAGATGTTCAGGACACTGTTGGCGGAAGCCTGAACCCACAACTTGCCGCCCGTGACCATCGCCAGGGCGGACAGTGGTAGCACCTTCGTTTCCTTCGGAGAAAGCATGATGGCGTTCTGCACCATGTTGCCGGTCGCCGCGCCCGTGCCAGCCGTGTCGTCGTACATTGTATAGCTATACGGCGTCGTCGTGCTCGTGTTGGTGATCAACCCCTTTGCGAGTGTCAAAACATCGCCCGTGGCAGCAGTCAGCACGGCCACCGCTGAGGTTGTCAACGTCCCTTGGTATCGTTCAGTTGTAATTGCCATTAGGTACTAATGTTCCCATACGATAGGCCATCATCCTTCAGGGCCTTAACCGCGCGGGTCACGTCCTGAAGTCTGTCTGCTATGGCCTGAATTTCCGCTTGCGTATAAACCGCCGAAATGGTCGGGGCTGTGTAGGTAGCGTGCGCGCCGCGCTCCGCGGTGCCCGTGTCTGCCGTCCAACCTGTTACGGCTGTTGGCGTGCCTGACAGGTCGGCATAATCACCACTTGTCGCCACGGCAGCCAATGCTGGCGTATTGGCGAGGTCTGCATAATCGCCCGTCGTGGCAACCGTAGCCAACGCGCCCAACTCGCTAGATACGACCTGGACCTGATAGGCCACATCCTCTCCACGAAGGCCGTTGATCTGGGCATAAAGGACGGAAATCTCCTGCCTCAGGTCCGAGATCTCCTGCTGCAAACTCTCGCCAGTGTTACCCGCAGAAATAGCTTTGACGTTTTCCAGCTCCCTGCGGAGCAGCTCATTATCCTGCTGCAAGGCCTCCAAAAGCCCGCCGCCAAGAGTGGCTCTGACGCTATCGACCAGAAGCGCGGTTTCCTCACCAGACGCGGCAACCTCTGCAAGCGTTGCGTCACCACCAAGGATGGCCAGGAACAGTTCATACAAGCCGCTATCGTACCCGCCTGTTCGCCGGAACATGGCCTCAAGCAGGCGGATGCCGTAGGGTGTCAGACAGCCAGTGGTCGGGTTGACGATGGGCTGACGGCCTGCCGGCGCCTCCATCTTCACGCGCTCAATTGCCATCAGAACTTCTCATTGATCCGCGCGGCTGTAATCCGCATAGGCAGGGGAGACGAACAGCGCAGATGGATCACCCGGCCCGGTGAGCGCATCGAGCCCTCCCGGCGATAGGTTACCCGCGTTTCGTACTCACCAAGCGCCCCAAGGCTATTGGCGTGCCAGTCCGTGAAGGTGCGCCCGCCGTCATCGGAATGGCGCTTCTCAAGGTAATGGTCCGTCTGACTTACAGGCGCCGTTCCCTTGGATATGTCCACGTGCAGATTGTGGCACATGGGCCTCCCGCCACCAACCGCCACGCCCGCCGTCGCTTCCCATTGAATAGGGTCTGTCCCGTCGAGAAAAACAGCGTCGGACATCTTCCAAAGCTGGCCCGTCTCATCGTCACCAGCCAGAACGTAATCCTCGGTCACGGCCCCTAGGTGCGCACGCCATACGGCCCGGTTATAGCTGGTGAACTCGCACCATTGGCCCGTCGAGACATCAAAGACGAATGTCCCCTGCCCGCCAATCGTAAGGGCGTAGAATAGGTGACCATCCCACGGGAAGCACCAGGCGCGCAGCGTGGATTTGTCGCCGTTGCGGATGCGCTCCTCTATCGAATTGGTCGAGACCCGTGTTGGCACTTCGGCTGCACGATAGACGATGTGGTCATTGCCGACCCAGAACAAGGTGTTGTCCAGCACAGCAACCGTATCACGATTGATACACCCCTTCGGAAACACCCGGCCATTCACCCTTTGGAACGGCAGGTCAGCATTACCGGTCGGAACCCAGACCTCAGTGCTTTCCTTTCCGATCAGCCAGACTTCATCACCCAGAACCCTGAGGCAGACCAGCGCGTCCGGCGACTGCTCCGCAGATGCGAAGTCAAGGGCGTCAATCGTTATGCCGCCGATGGCCGTCCATCCGAATTGCTCCGTACTGGTGTAGATGAACAGGAAGTACCCATCCAGATAATCCACACTCGATATGCCGGACAGGTCCGGTACTGACAGCGCTGTGACGGTCGAGCCATCGGTGTAATACCCACCCGTGTTGTTCGCTATAACCGCATATGCACCGGAACCGGCGATGCTGACGCGGCCAAACCCCGGTATTTCCCCCAAAAGTGTTGCCGCGCCCGCCTCTGTGACCCGATAGAGGTTTGCGCCAGACAGGTGCAGGAAGTCACCATTCAGGACGCCAGCACGACGGTACAGGCCGCGACATGGGCCATTGCCAGCCGATGTGAAGGCAGACAACGCAGGCCTTTGCAGAAGCGCCACACCCCGGCTACTGGACCGCGTCTCTTCGGCAAACAAGTTGATGCATTTGACCTCAGGCAACAGACCATTGCCACGATTATATGCGCCAAGCCCAAGCGCGATGTCCGTCATTGCGAGGTGGGCCTGAAGTAGATCGACGCGTCTTCCTCATCGTCGGCATTCAGTGCCATCAGAAGGGACTGCGCGGTTTGCAGCACGAGGGCAAAGTCTGGATTGGTCGCCCCTACCCCGAACTCAGGACCGAGGCGCGCCGCCAGGTTGTAAACAATGCATTCCAGCCACTCTTGCGGGACATCCAGGTCATCGCTCAGGCTGTCAACATCCTCAAGGACACGTTCGTAGGTAACCTGAAGCGTCGTCGATGCCGCAATGTTGGCATCCGGCACAGGCCAGACATAGAGCGTACGCGCAGCCCGCTGCGGATCGAAATACCACCCGTTGGGAAAGCCGGTATAGGCCTTCATGGGCGTATCGTCGTACTCCTGTCGGGACATCTCATACAGAGGCGTATCGACACTTGAGGTCCGGCGGCGAACGGAACGGACGCGGCGGGCATTGGCGAGGCTGTAACTCGCCGTGGACGCTAAAAGCGTGACGGATGTGGATGCGATGATGAAAAGGTGGCGCTTTGCCGACCATGACTTAAGCATCAGGTTCAGCGATTGAAGGGCATCCGCCGCCTCACTAGCCGAAGGGGTTTCAAGCTCACCGATCACAAACGCCTTGCGAAGGGCCTTGGTGATCACATCACGCGCGGTCATGCTGAAATTGGTGGAACCGGAGGTTGCCATTATAGATCCTCCGGCCTCACGCTGCCAGGCTCATGGAAAGTGTCGGGGGGTTCGGGGCGGGTCCAGGCCACGCGCTGATCATCGACCACACCGCGCACGGCGTCTTGAGGCTGGCGGGGCTCCCAGAAGCGACGCAGTACATATTTGCC